TTATCACTATTAATCCAAGGTACAAGAGTAATATTGCAATTACCTACCATTATAGATGATACTTCAGAGTACACTTTAATATTATCATACTCTCTCAATAATAAATCTACTGCATTTATATCATTAGTATTTTTATAGTATGCTGTATGATTACCAACAATAGTATGGACAGTGATGCCCATGTCTTTTAATCTATCAAAATAATTATCCTTTGCCCAAGTTAGCGCAGCAAAATCTATCCCCTTCCTACTATCAAAAGTATCACCCATATCAATGACAGTGGTGATACCTTCCTTCTCAAGAGTAGGAAAGAAAACATTATTATAGAACTTTAGGAAATAGTCATGAAACAGTTTAGAATTTTTTCTACATCCAAAGTGCTGATCTGTTATAATTGCTATTTTCATAATAGTAATTTAAAAGCAGCAGTTATTCTCATAGGACAATTTTGATTGCAAAAAGCATATCCTTTATGTATCAAATCAGATTTAAAATTTACTAATCTTCCTAATATAGGAGGAACTATAACATGATCTCTTTCAGATTTCATAAACTGAGTAAAACCTCCCCATGCAGGTTCCCAAGGAGTTACATAAAGAATCACTGTTCTATCTGCGTCCCTATCAATATGAAAAGATCCATGTCTTAATGCCTCACGTCCATTTAAATAAACACTATTCAATTTATAATCATAATTAAAAAATTTTTTAATTTTATTAAAAAGATAAGAAGTATAATACTGATTATCCATTAGATCTTTATGTAAAAAACTCAAATTAAAATCTATATTTTTTAGTGGATTATCATTTTTTTCATCAAAAGAATTATGAATTGTCCAAGAACAATCTTTATAAGTTGAAGCTGAGGCAATATGATTTAATTCTTCTTCATTAAGAAAATCATCTACAATAATGATATCTTTCATCAATTACGAAGTTTAGAGTGGACAGCATCTTTGATTTGATTATAATCACTGTAGTTAGAATCGTCAAGAGTATCTCTTTCAAAGACTTGCTCATACCCAGTCTTCTCAAGAATTTTATTTTTAATCTCAAGTTGTTTCTTTTCCTTTTGTATCCTACGTAAAAATGCGTAATGTATAATTTGTGTAAAATAAGCAAATGGGTTTTGAGATTTCTCAGGATTAAAGTTGTGAATGTATTGCACACAGTTCTCAATACCATCTGATATCATATCCTCCTTAAACATGTAATTAACAAAGTTTGGCTTGAAAGATAAGTGAGTAGCAATCTTCAGGAAACACTCTCCTATGTATCTGGGTATTCTTGGTTTTTCATTACCACGAATTTCTGCAATCTCAATATCTTCTCTATGCCTAATTAGTGCTGCAAGAAATTCTTTGTTGTTAACATAATGTTCAGATCTTTTTCTTCTACCCATAATTCTTGCAGGTGTCATATCTTTACTATCTATTATGTAGTTATTATAGCATTCAACACAATACTTGACAAGTCATACTATTACATGTAGACTAACTTTGTCAGAAGTGAAGGGTTAGGTATCGTTAAAGAGTTTCTCAAGTGATTTCTTTGCTTCACTAATAGTAGATATATATCCCATCTTTCTATCTAGTTTAGTTTTCTTCTCATAATAATTATGTTGTTGTATAGAATAAGTATGATGCATAGCTATTATTTCTATATCAGTTGATTCACTTAAGGTTATGACATCATCTAGGTTGATGACAAACAATTCATCTTTACTAGTTTTGATCCAAGGTTCAACCTTATAACCTTGGGTGGATCTAGTGTTTACTCTTTCAATAGTAATTGGATTATCTAATAATAAAAAAGTTCTGTCTTCTTCTTCACTATAACCCACCTTGGCAAATATTTCTTCACCAGATTTGAGTTTGATAGTGGCATAAAAGTCTTCTTCCATCATTTTATTTGAATAGTGATTATTTCATAATTAAAATTTTCTTCATTATAGATTTTAATTCTTTCTATGAGATGATTAAGAGTGTAATTTTTTCTAGAGTTATAAGTGCAATCATCTCCAATATCATACAGAGTAGCTTTTACTTTATCTTTACCTTTTCTGAGAACCCTTCCAATGGATTGGAGATTTCTAACTCTGGACTTGGAGGGACTTGCGAAGATGACATTGTGCAACCGCTTGATGTTAATGCCAGTACTGAAAGTGCCATAACTGGCAACAATAATTGCATTGTTTTCATTTTCTGTAATCTCCCTAATTGATTCTCTTTGTTCAGCATCCACTCCACCATGAACAAAAAATACTTTACGTTTAGTATGCTTAACGTTATTTATCTTATCAAAAATTATTGCTCCATGAGTCTCTACTCTACTGTATAAGATCAAAGTATTACCTTTTAGATCTAATGCAAGATTAGTAATAAATTTATTTCTTTGTTCATGAGTAATCAAATATTGCAACTCATCCTCATATGTTTCAAATTTCTTAGGTGGATGTTTAAGAACTAGACATTGTATATCTAACTGAGATAGATGTCCTTTTCTCATTAACTCTTCAGTTTTAGTAACCTTATATGAAGGACCAAACAATCCTTCCAATACCCATTTATGAGTCTGTGTGCCATCTAATGTACCAGTGAAACCAAATCTATACTTAGCATGATGAAGCTTAGTCATGATATTAACTAAGGATTTACTTTTAAAAAGATGTGCTTCATCTCCTATGATGACATTATATTCTTCAAAAAAAGATTTCTCTAACTTATATACTGACTGCCATGTAGTGATAGTTACCTCATTAGAATTACTTCTCTCCCTACCAGAATAAATCCTATGACAATGATTTTTTACATCCCAACCATACTCTTCAAAGTCTTTATACATCTGCTCCACTAATGATGTAGTAGGAACAACTAATAAAATTTTCTGACCCTTGTGTACATAGTATCTCACCAGAGAATAAATCATTAAAGATTTACCTGATGCAGTAGGACTGACAAGTAATCTTCTATTATGTTTTAAACAATCACATATGCCATCTAGTTGATATTCTCTAGGTTTAAACTTAGTAATAGATCTAATGTAATCTTTTACACCCTCTTTAGATATAGATGAATTAATTTCAAATGGAGGACCATAATATTCATTATCCTCAAACTTATAAGTATATCCATGCCTATCACAAAAAGATACTATCTTATCTAATAAACCAACATAAATCTTTTTAGATCTAAGATCAAATAAATGTATCTCTCCATTCCAATTTCTTTTTCTATACTGAGGCATGAACTTAGCACCCTCTACCTCAAAAGTAAAGTGATCTCTTAACTCATACTCAATATGTGGCTCTGCTTTTATCTGTAAAAATACTTCATTTGATTTTCGTATAATAACGTTTGTCACATCTACTCATCATGCTATAGGTATTTATCAACCTAATCCAGCATTGAATCTCATAAACTCTATTGCATTTTTTATCTGAAATGTTCTATTCTGAATTACTTTTAAAATACTTTCAATGTAAACAAGCATGGTATCATAGTAATCAATCTTCAAATTTGAATTGGAAAGTTTCTCATCAGCATCCATATACTTCTGCATTGTATCCTTATCCCTTATCTTCTTTGGAAAAGGATTCTCTATATAAACATCAGGATCTGCCTTACCAGAAAAGTATTCATAACGTTCATGGCGAATATTTTTACGCTGCTGTTCTGCTTTCTTTCTTAAAAGAAAGATAGTATTATACAACTCAAAATACTTTGCATGTAGAGAGGGAATATTTAATGACTCATCATGTAGATTATCTTTATCTATCTGGGAATCTTTCTCCCACATCTCTTGAATGGATTCAAGATCAATACTCATAAAATATTATCATCCAAATCAGTGATGTTGTATATAGTATACTTGAATGTGACATCTGCTGTCAAGTAATCTATGTCGCTATCAGTAGCATCAAATTCTAAATCAGACAAACTTACTGGGAACATATCTAAAAACTTCACCTTAAAATTAGGAACATTAGAACTAGTAAGAATGTTCATTGTACCATCAGAAGTATAGTTTAACTCTCCTGCAGGTGCATTAGGATTACTACTTTGCCAATCATATATCTCTTTCAAACTATCTGGGAAACCAAGTCCTCTCAACCAATGTTGTATCTCCAAATAATTTTCCAAATCTTCATCCACTAAAAATCTTAATCTTAAATCTTGAAATTGTATTTTATCACCAGGTACAGGTATATCTGTTAGGTATGTTGTTTGTTGAGCAGTTCCTAAATTTAAACCTGGAATATTTGCTGAGTTAGAAAAGAATACTACCTTAGGAGCACGATTCAAAATAAACTTAAATCCAGTAGGGCTTAAGAAATTTTTATTTTGTACTTGATTTCTAAATCCTGTTGCAGTCATTATCCTTTTTAATTATTTAGACAAAAAAAGAGACCCTTTTGGATCTCTTTGTATCTAGTAAAGTGGATTGCTAGACTTTATTCTATTCAACTTACAATAATATCCCTTCAACACTTCTCCTGTTGGTTGTGTTCTAGTGTGCTTGGAAGTCCTGAAATACATTCCAAATCTCTTAAGACGCTTGACTGGAGGAGTTGGACGTCCTTTCCCTGAATCAAATATTTCATCAGGAACAGGAACAAAAAATCCACCTGCCTTTAAAACTTCAGGAGCAAACCAAGGAAATTTGTAAGTTCCTGATCTTGTCCTTTGATAAGGAAGAGTTGTTTCTATAGGACAGATAATGTATTCAGGAGTACCTGTGTTAAAAGAATTATCTAGTTCCTTAAAATTGGACATGGGTTGCTTGATGTCTTTCTATAATACTCTTGAATACTAGCAGAGATTAAAAACAATGTCAAGCTTCAATGTTTGTCCAATTTTTGGACAAAAAAAGACCCCCTATAAAAGGAGGTCTCTGAGAAATATAAGCATCTAGCTTACATGATGTTCTTAACTGCAACTCTTCTGTAGTATCTGTTGCTGTTAACTTGAAGTCTGCCAAGTCCTTGAGTAAGTCCTTCAGCAAATGGGTTGGATACAATACCATATCTGGTCTTAAATCCAATTTTTGGCTGGAAGGTTGACTCACCCACTGCACGAACCATCTGTAGTGGAACGTATGGGCAATAGAACAGACCTGCATCATAAGGTGAACCACCCTTATATCCAACAACATAGTACTGGTTGCTGCCTTGAGCAAGACCACTGTTGTTAGCTGCTAAGTTAGCAGAATATGGGTCAATGTATACTCTGTACTTACCTTGGATAGTACCAGCAAATGTGTTACCAGTATCATCAACATTAAGGTTAGCATTAAGAGCAGGTGTATAGTCAAGTACACCAGCCATTGTTAGTGCAGATGCAACGTCTGCAGAGCACATGATAATGTTGCCCTTTCCACGACGTGTTCTCTGTGCGATTCTATTAGCATCTCTTTCAATCTGGAAGAGAAGACCCTTGAATTTCTCAACTGACCATCTACCATTGGAGTCAATGTCTAGGTCAAAGACACCATTGCTTGCTACGTTTTCTACAGCACCTTGCTCTGCAATCTTATAGATTGTTCTAATAACTTCTCTGTTGATCTCAGCAAGGATCTCAGTAGAGAGGATATTAGCAAGTTCTGCTTCTGCATTCAAGCCATGGATTGCCTTAAGGTCTTGAGCTAGTTCTAAACTGTACTCTGCCTTGAGTGCTCTGGACTTAGCAGTCACAGTAACCTTCTCAATGGCGAATGCCATCTGGTTAAAGTGATTACCAGCAGCATCTCCAAGAGCTTCAGAGTCACCAGTCACCATTCCACCACCTACATCGTAGCCAGTAGAAGCAGCAGAACCTACAGGGTTAAGTGCAGCAGGGTTAGTACCAGACTGTTCAGTTGTACCTAAACCAGCTGTTACATCAGCAAAGCCAGATGTTAGATCATTACCTGAAGACTGACCTGAGAATGCAGTATCAACTTCATCAAAGAAGGTCTCACTGCCACCCATTCTGTCATACTTGGAGCGCATTGCAAAGATTAGTCCAGTAGGACCACTCATTGGTTGCACACCAGCTAGGTCATAAGCAACCAAGTTAGGCATTGAACGTCTAATTAAAGAAATTAGAACAGGGTCAAAACCAGCTTGATGACCAGCAGCGTTTGCACTACCACTAAAACCACCTGAATTACCAGCTGTGTTTGCGTGGTTTGTTGGAACTGCTTCGTTTATAGTTCCAGCTTGAGAGAATGATTGCTCATCTCTTAAAAACTTTTCTTGGTTTTCTAACAGGACAGCGGTGACTGCTCTACGATGAGGATCTTTGATCTCATCAACACCCTCTGCATTAAGCAAAGGAGCCCACTTTTCCTGCAGATGTTCAGCATTGAACATTTGCGTTTACCTCTTGTTGTGTTTGATTAAAATACTAAAATCATTTCTTAGCAACTGCTTGCAATGTCTTAAGATATGCAGCCATTGACCCAGAGACATCTCCCTGTGTATGATCTACAGTCTCAGAAATTGTTTCTCCTGTTGCTTTTGGAGAACTGCTTTGGAAATAAGATTCCCTTAATGTCTCCAACTTTTCACGATATTGACCTTCACTTTCAAACTCAACACTTTCTGCAAGTGAGGCGAGCTTTTCTTTCTGTGTGGCAGCAAGGCCATCAGAAACTGAGTCAAGAATTCCATCAGCAACAGACTCAGCAAGTCTGCCATTTAATGAAACATTCTTCTCTATTTGCTCGTTGAGCTTGGTCTCCATGTCATCTAGTTTTTCTACCATGCTTTCTAGCACATCATATTTATCTTCAGGGATTTGTACATAATGTTCTTCAAAAAGACCCTTCATTCCAGAAAGGAATGATTCAGTCAATTCATTTTTGAGTCCATGCTCAATAGCAAGTTCATTTTCAACGAACCACTCTTCAGCAACATACTCAAGATATTGGTCAACTCTTTCTGCAAGTGCAGTCTTAGTTGCCTCTACCTCTTCTGCAAACTGCTTTTCATATGCAGATTGCAAATCTTCTTTAAGTTCAGATACTTTAGAATTTAAAGCAGCCTCAAAAACTGTCTTTGCTTTCTCTCTGAACTCTTCAGATAACTCCTCTCCACCAAGGAGAGCATTGACATCAGCTTCAATGTCAATTTCTACAGTGTCCTCTTCTACTGTTTCTGGTTGTTCTGTCACTATCTCTTGCTCCTCTGTTTCTACTTCTTCTGGAACATTTGATAGTTTTGAACCAGGTTGTACATCACCAGATTGAACACCTGATTTTGCACCACTATTAACCACATCCTTTACTGTTTTAATCTTAGGCTCTTTGATCTTCGCAGAGTCATCATCTGGTTTATAATTTTCTGGTGTAGGACCACCCAGATCCTCATAACCTACTGATGTTCCACCAGTAGTTAGTTTTGGCATAGGATCTCCAGCTTTTGCATTAGCATTAACTGCAGTCTTGGATTGGTTAGTGCCTACTTCCATTTCTTGTAAATCTCCACGAGACATTTGTAAACCCTCTGATTACCGAGTACTTAAACTATATTTATTTAGATAAATTATAAGTTTGATAAGAAATCATTAAATAGATTCAACTTATGTTCATCTAATTTTTTCTGATCAACTAATGTGTTGATTGTTTTGTATGTTTTTTCAGCATACTTCTCACGAAGAATACCTCCATCCCATACCCAGTCTTTTCCTTCCATAATACCAGATACAAATGCATCTGGTGCTGAAGGATCAGCCACTATATCTGCTGCAGTTGCTAACATAAAGTCTTCACCTACAACATTAATTCCTTCACGAGTTTGCTTCAGTGAACCAATACCCCTAGAAGAAACACCTAACTTTACACCTTCTCCTATCAATGAAGATGCAATTTTACCCATTGGGGTAGAAAGGATTTTTGCTTTACCTACAAAATTAGAACCACTTTCTTTAAGTGAAGTAATTTTGTGAGATACTCTATCAAGATTAACAGTTGGACCCTCTGGATGTCCCAGTTCTCCAAGTGCTCTACCTGATGCCACATGATTCTCATTATAACGAGAAACTTCTCTACGAAGAGTCTCCATAGGATACATACGACCATTTCTGTTCTTTATGTTTCCTTGAAGGAATACTCCTTCTATGTACAGTTGTTTTTTACCGCCTCTGTTTTCAACAATAAATTCAACTGTTTCTATCTCTTCTCTGATTAGTTTCATTATGCTTGTCCTGTGATTTGAACTTGTTGAATGTATACTTTACCAGAACCACTATCAGTTCTAGCAGCTACTTTAAGAGATGCTCTCAAAGTTGCATCTGGATCATTAAAAGTACCACTAACTCCAGAACTGTTATGCTCAACTATGATTCTTTGACCAAAGAAGTTTTCTCCTAGTCCTCTGTCTGGAGCACTAGATTTATTAAACACAGTTTTTACTCTCTTATGAGTAAAATCAAAATCAGTTTGAGATGAACAACTTAAACTAACAAAGTCACCTACTCCAAATGGAGATGATGTCCCTTCTGGAAAATCTAATATGGTGGTTGATCCTTTAGCATAACTAACCACCCTAGCAGATGTATTAGTAAATCCTAATACAGCAGCACTATCTTTTAAAATTATAAAGTCAGTTACAGCTGCAGTAGGTCCAGTTCCAATAGCAACATGTGTATTTTGTCCAGTAGCAACCACTCTAATTGCAGTAGATTTACCAGATATTGGTGCTGACTGCGCAGATGTTGCACTAGTAGTTATTGAAGTTCCTGCTCCAACTGTCCTAAGCGTCATTCTCTTTATACAGAATCATTTTATTTATTTATAATTATTCTTCATCCTCTGGTTCAGACTCTACTTCTGCTTCTCCATTCTGATCATCTCCAGAAATTCTATCAGAGTAATCTTGTATATCCTGTTGTAGTTCAGCTTCTTCCTCTGTCTCTGGTTCATTATCACCAAAGAGTGAGTTTGCTACACTATCTTTATGAGCACCTATTTTTTCAGCAGACTTAGCATATAGCATATCTTTTATAGCATCACTGATACCTGAAGGACTTTCATCCTGAGTAATCATATCCATTAATTCATCCATTGTTTTAAAATCCTTACAGTTTATTTATTAGATTTCTCCACCTTTAGGTAGTTCTGGAGCTTCTGTTGCAGCTCCTTGAGATTCTAAATCTGGTTCTGTTACTGGTTTGCCCAGATCACCACCAGAACCTCCTTCCATGTTGGGGTCCATCATCATTGCTGGATCAGGAACTACCCCATCAGCAATCTCCTTCTTCATCAACTTATCTTGTTCAATAATTTCCTCATCAGTTTGACGAAGAATCTTACGTCTTAGATAATCTTGTGAGAAGTATCTACCAACATATGGTTCAGCAGATGCTACCATAGTTAGTCTTTCTGCCATTAATTCAGACTCTTTGAGTTCTGCAAAATGGTTGTCATAGAGGAAGTCATATTGAATATGCTCACTCATTATTTCCCAGTCTTCTGGGGTAATGACATTTTTAAGTAATAGTTGTGTCTTAAGAATATCATTGAATAGATTAGAAAATCTTTTTCTTAGTCTACCCACAAACTTAGAGAACTTAACTTCATCTCTAAGTATTTCAGATGATCTTCCTAAGTTAAAACCACTTTCTCCACCTATTCTGCTAGGAGGAACATTCAATGACTTATATAATTTCTCCTGAAAATACTTGATATCTGTGATCTCTCCTAAGTTTTGTCCACCTGGCAGTGTAGTAATCTCAGTTCCTCTACCACCCTCTCTTCTAGGAAGCCAAAAATCTTCCAACATGGACATATATTTCTTATCATCTCTAATCTCACCAGTGTCAGCATTATAAACCATCTTATTACGATACCTCATCATCACATCTCTGAGGTATTGTTCTGCCTTAATTTTTGGAAGATTACCTACATCAATATAGAAAATTCTTCTTTCTGGTGCTCTTGATAATCTGTATATAACAAGACTATCCTCAATCATTCTAAGTTGATTGACTGCTTTGATTGCTTTATGTAGGTATGATAAATTTGATCCTTTGTTTCTATCTACTAATCCACTTGTGCAATATGCAACAGAATCTCTAGTAAATTTAATCCCTTTGTTTCCACCAGTCATAGCTGATGGTAATTGAGAAGGATAAGTTGACTTAGGACTGTATACAAAATACTCTTCAATCTCAGGAAATTCATATTCCATAGGATTGTCATTATTAATATTTGCTAGTCTTGCATTCTTATCTTGCTTCTTTTGTTGTCTTACATAACGCATTTTCATTGCGTCAATGTATCTTAATTCTACTATTCCCTCCTCTGGTTTTTTAAAATCAATTACTTTATGATAATACAATCTACCATCTATGTACCAATTTCTATAAATTTCATGTGCCTTTTTATCAAAATCTAGTAGATCTTTGACTGCCTTAAACTCTTCTCTAAGTCTTTTCTTTATTCCATCACTAGCATTTAAATTTGATAACTCAATTTCTACTGGAGAATCATTAGTGTCTGATACTATAGCTTCATTTACTATATCTTCTATTGCACTATCACACTCAGGGTGTAGTGCCATTTCTCTATATCTTTTTATTAAATCAAATTCAGTTCTATATACACCCTCTATATCTACATACGATCCAAAAAAACCACTAGTCAAGTAGTGGTCAGATCCATCTGCATTATTTTCAGGAACTGGAGATACCACACCAGGTGATATCTTCTCAGTATCCTCTATAGAAAATCCAAATAACCTTGCCATTATTAAAAGTTAACCTTATATGTTTATTTATTACGCTCCAGAACCTGCTGCCTCAGGGAACCAGTATTGTACTTGGAAGTCAACTGTAAATTCTTCTATAGCATCAGAACTATCATATGATAGGTCAATAGAAGAAACTGTGCTTGGGAAAATATCCACAAACTTATATTGAGCAAGAATATTGCTATCAGTAGCAGGACTATTAGAACCTTGCTGACTAGTTACATTTCTGCCAAGTTGATATACAGTTGCTTGTCCCATATATGATGAAGGATCAGTTAAACCTGATGAATCTCCATATTGTGCTATGTTTTGAGCCCATGCTTGGAATGCTCTGTAGTGACCAAAATCTTGATCATTGATTACTGTAACAGTCCAAGGGTCAAATGTTCTATCACCAGCAACTTTCATTACACGTCCTCTAAAAGGAACTTCTAATACACCTACATTTGATGCAGGTAATTGAGCTGCTTTACATAAAAATCTAAATCTATCTCCATCAAATTGACCATCACCATCACCTTGTATTCCAAGGTTTACTGTGTCAGGAAAGTTGACTTGCACCTCAAACAGATTGGGGCGAGTACCACCTCCAATCAGTTTGGATTTAAATTGAGAAATAGTTCTCTGTGGGATTGTTGCCATTTTTTAGAATCTCCTTTGGTTATTTAGATATGATAAGTTAAACTCGACCTGCTACTTCTTCAAAGCTAACACCAGTTCTGGTGGCAACAAATGTAAGAGTAACATAGTTGATTGATCTAGCAGGCTTCAAGAAGATGTCTGCTCTAAATTCATTATTATCAATCACATCAGGAGTGTTGTTTGTCTCATCACAAATAACTAGGAAACCATTTAGTCCCCTCTTTGCCTCAACATCCCTTAGGAATGGTTCAACAATATTAACAAAATTTGCTCTTGTAACCTGATCATTAAGTTCAAATAGTTGTGCTTCTGCTGCTTTCTGTAGTGATTGTTCAATTGTTAGGAATAACCTTCTAACATTGATTCTATCAAATGCAGATGCAAATGCCAAACCAGTTTTATCTCCAAAGAGTAGAATACCAGTACCAGGTTGATTAACTATAGAGTTAATTCTAAGAGGGTAGAGTTGATCTCTTTGTGCTTTATTTGGATTGTATGCAAGTTTGATTGCATTATTCAAAATTCCTCTTTGCTGTCCAGCAGGTGAGAACCAAGGGAATGAATTGACACTTGTTCTTACCATCAATCCAGCAACATCACCATTAGTTGGGATGAATCTGAATGTGTTATTGAACCTATCAAACATATACTTGTATCCAGTATCAAATACTGCGTATGATGATGAGGATAAT